GCCGCGGGGCCGGCAGCGGAGCCGGCGGCAGTCTGTATTATGTTGGCAGTACCACGGGCTATTACGCCGGGGCCGGAGGCGGAGGCGGCTACGGCGGAGGCGGCGGTAAGCCGACCGCTGTCCGCAACGACGCCTACTATACCGGATGGCTGGGTGCGGGGTCCGGCGGCGCAGGATGCGTGCGCATCGAGCGTATCCGATAATGGGAGGGGGGATATGTAATGGTACAGGGTGATGCCTATAGTATTGACGTGAACATTTCACTCCAGGGGAAGCCCGTAGATATCTCCGATATAGAGCTGGTCGAGATCACGCTGATCAATCGGGCCAAGGTTTATCCAGGCGAAGTCACTTACAGCGACGGAGCATTCCACTACCCCGTTACGCAGGAGGAAACGATGAATTTTCCGCCGCTGTGCTCTATGCAGGTACGTGTTAAATTCACTTCCGGCGACGTTATCGGCTCCGACGTTCAGAAGATCAATGTGCAGCGGGTACTCAGCAAGGTGGTGCTGTGATGCAGCTGGTAACATTTGATTTATCCCGCCGAAAGCTGGATTTCGCCATTGGTGTTCCGGCGCAAGTCGGAATTGAGTTCGATGTATCCGTGCGGGAAGGCGGGGAGCTGTACAATGGCCCCTATATCGTGGACCCGCATTTTACCGCGCAGGTCCTCTCTACCAAAGAGAAAGTCCTGCGGGAAGATATCACCGTCAATCCCATCGATGTTGCCCGAGTGAGCAATCCGTCGGGCGGAAATACAATCTATATTGGAGGTATTACGAATGGCTAATCAGTATAACAGCAAGGTGGTGCTGCAGTCTGGCGAAGTCCTGATGGACCTCACGGGCGATACCGTCGTAGCGGACAAGTTGCTCAAAGGCTACAAGGCCCACGGCAAGGATGGTGCTCCCATTACCGGCACCTGTACGTTCGACGCGGATACCAGCGAGGCTACCGCAGGCGCGGCGGAAATTCTGCAGGGGAAGACGGCCTATGCGGTGGGCAGCAAAGTCACCGGCTCTATGCCCAACAACGGCGCGAAAACGCTGAATGTCGCGGAAAAGGGCACCACTGTCCCCATTCCCCAGGGATATCACGATGGCTCCGGTGTGGCCCAGCTCGATCCCACCGAGGCGGAGAAGCTGGTGCCGAAGAATATCCGCGAGGGCATCACCGTCTTCGGTGTGGCCGGTACGATGTCCGGCAGCGAGGGCATGAAGCCCCAGGCGAAGTCCGTTACGCCCAGTTTTTCGAGTCAGCAGGTGCTCCCGGATACCGGGTACAACTGCCTCTCGCAGGTGACGGTGGCCGCTATCCCCGTTGCGTATACCGATAACGCACAGGGAGGCAAAACCGTCACCATCGGCTGAGGTGGCTTATGGGAGTAAACAAGGTTGAGGTGAATGGCTCCACCATCCTGGACCTGACGGGGGACAACGTTACTCCGCAGACGCTTTTGGTGGGGGCCGTTGCGCACAATGCCGCAGGGGAGCAGATCGCTGGAGCGGTGGACCTCAGCACGAAGCAAGATGTGCTGCTTACGTCCGGCGCGGCTGTCGGCAGCCTGATTAAAGTCGCGGCGGTGGACGAGAACGGGAAGCCCACCGCCTGGGCCATTGCGGAGGCCGGAACGGATTACGCAGGCACCACACATGCATCCACCTCCGTGTACGGCATTGTGAAGCTGAGCAACAGCGTTAGTTCCACCAGTGCATCCTTGGCGGCTACACCACGCGCGGTTCGCAATGCCCTGGCACAGGCCAAAGAGTATACCGATACTGCCATCGCCGTGGCGATCCAGAGCGCGTATTAAGGGAGGGACCTATGGCAACTGATATCACGTTGACAAATATTATGGGCGATAGTGACGGCAAGGGTTATTTCGCAAATTCAATAAGCAACGCTACAAAACAATTGTCGTCGCATACTCCGGGTGATGGGAGCACACACAGTTTGCGAATCATTCCGTCGGCGGCTGGTGAATGCACTCTGACATCTACCTCGAAAGCCCTTGTGGCGTCCCATAAATATTATCTTACGTTTAAGGTTAAGTTTGAGGCTGCGATCAGCTGTACCTTCGATTGGTACTGGCCGATAGCGGAGCCTGCTGCCGTAACCGGACTTGCTGCCAGCGCAGCCGCTGATGAGTGGATTCGCCTGTCTGCGGTGTTTACGCGAGAGTCTTTTGCAGACGGCAACTATCCATGCCGGTGGGATTTCAACAACGAGAGTACAAGTGTCGCAATTCGATTCACGTCCTGTATGTTGTTCGATTTGACCGCCGCCTTTGGCGCAGGAAAGGAACCCAGCAAGGAGTGGATGGACGAGCACGTTACCGCCTATGCCGATAGCCAAACGGTATCCTACTATGAGAACCTTGGCGAGCTGTTCACGGATATCGCAAATGCCCTCCGGACAAAGAGCGGGAAGACGGGGGAGATTTTCGCCTGTGATTTCCCGGCGAAAATTCAGGCGCTGTAGAAACCGAATTGAAAGGAGAGAGTATGAACAAAGTAACCGATACCATCAACGCCTACACCCAAGGCGGCATCACCCTGGAGGAGTGCAACCGCAGACTCCGGGAACTGGGTCATCCCATCCAGGTAAATCCTGACCGCTCCAAGCTGACGCCAGAGATGATCGAGCGGGGCTGGGGCCTCCTGGATACCGGCACCGGTACTCTGGACCCCGTGCAGGTCCGGGGTGACGAGTTGATGGACACCGACTGCGGCGAGATGCCTGCCTTCGTGTGCCTACAGGGCACCTGGTATGAGGTCAAGGGGAAGAGAGTGGTCCGGGGCTGACCCGGGGAGAGGAGATAGCATGGGTAACAACGTGCTGACGGACATTAAAGTCTGGATTACGGCGGCAATCGCCGCGCTGACCGCCATCTGGGGGTGGTTTGGTTGGCTCATCATCGTCTGGGCGCTGCTGATGCTGGCGGATTGGTTGGTAGGCTCTGCGGCCGCCATGAAGCGGGGCGAGTGGAGCAGCAAGAAGCTGCGGGAGGGAGCGTGGCACAAGGGCGGGGCCATCGTCATTGTGTGCGTCGCCTGCGTGGCGGACTGGCTGCTGGGCTCCATGCTGGGCAATCTCCCTGGTGTGACCCTGCCTTTCGAGTATACGGTGCTGGTAGGACCCCTCGTGGTAGTGTGGTACATTTTGGGCGAGTTGGGGAGCCTTGCCGAGCACGGAGTGAGTATGGGCGCACCGGTGCCCAAGTGGCTGGTGAGATTGCTGGCAGCAGGGAAAAAGGCCGTGGATGCTGCTGGGGACAAGATGGCACCGGAGGAGAGCCAGAATGAGTAAGGCGGTGACGGTGCGCTTTGGCCCCGGAGAGATCCAGCAGGTTCAGCTGTATGTCACGAAGAAGACCGCCAAGAAGACGGCCAGCCAGGTCCGCAAGCTCACGGGGGCCGACGTGGTCATCAACGCTAGCCTCTACGACTCCAACAAGTGGGTCCCCAACTGCGACGTGAAGGCCGACGGCAAGGTGCTGAACGATGACAAGTACAGCTACCGTGGCCTGGGCTGGAACAGCGGGGAGGGTGTCTTCCACGTCGTCACCTCGGCGGAGATGAAGCGCTACGACAACTTCCTCTCCTGTGTGCTCCTCATCTGGAACGGCGCGGCTTACCCGTATCACGCCGACGCTGCCGTCTCCCGGCGTAGTGGCCGGACGGTGGTCATCGGCCTCAAGGACGGCACCACGGTCCTGCGCTGCTTCCCGGACGGTCCGCTGGGCAAGACCCCGGCGGAGCTGCAGGCAGCCATCCTGCGGGAGTTCCCGGCGGTGGACTGGGCCCTGATGCTGGATGGCGGCGGCAGCGTGCAGCTCTCGCAGGAGGGGGAGGAGTACATCTACTCCACCAGGAGAGTCCACAACTACCTCTGTTTCTGGCGGAAGCGGGAGGACAGCTGCCCGTATCCGGAGCCCACGGCGCTGGTGCGGCAGGGAAGTTCCGGCAGCGGGGCCCGATGGGTCCAGTGGCAGCTTCAGCGCCACGGCGGTGATCTGGAGGTGGACGGTTCCTTCGGGGCGGAGAGCAACCGGACGCTGCGGGCCTTCCAGCAGGTGTTCGGGCTGAGCGTGGACGGCATCTGCGGCCCGGCTACCCGGGCAAAGCTGAAGGCAAAGCGGGAAGAGAAAACGGTGCGGGCCGTGCTCTATGCGGCCGCCAGTCAGGTGGGCATCACGGAAAGCCCGGCTGGAAGCAACAAGGTCAAGTACAACACCGCCTACTATGGCCGGAAGGTTTTCGGCAGTGCCTATCCCTGGTGCGTGACCTTTGTCTGGTGGGTCTTCCGGCAGGCGGGATTTTCCCTCTATAAGACGGCCTCCTGCACGGCCCTGGTGGAGCGCTACCGGGAGGCTTCCCCCAGCCAGATCGTCCAGGGGAGCTACCGGCCTGGGAACCTCGTGTTCTTCGATTTCTCCGGCAAGCGGGCCAAGACGGAGCACGTGGGCATCGTGGAGAGCGTGGCGGCGGACGGGACCCTCACCACCATCGAGGGCAACACCGGCAGCGGGAACAACGCCAACGGCGGCGCTGTGATGCGCCGGACCAGGCGGCCCGGGCTCGTCACCTGCGGCATCCGGCCGGGATACTCCGAATAAGGCAAGAGGCCGTGCCCAATGGGCACGGCCTCTTTTGTTCTTCAGTGGGGGCGCTGTCCTGCAAGGGAGGTTCTACGAAGCGGGTGGGCACTTGGACGCTGGCTCGCCCAAGGTATGTACCCGCACGGGTGGGTTACTTCGTCACCCAGATTTTGAAAGCGCGTTTACCGTAGTCACGGGCGTAAATCCGCTCGCCACTCTTAGTGGTAACCCATGCTCTGAAAATCCACATCGGCGACCCTCCCCTCTTTTTACAAGATATCTATAAAAAACATCTTGCAAACGAGAGCAAAGTATGCTACTGTGAAATTGTCACGTAACACAGTAGGCCAGACATACATACTCCCGTAAGCGGAAGATGATTGCTGGCGAGCGGCTAAGCCTTTGCGCTTGGCCGCTTTTTCTTTTTCTTCCCGGCCTTCGTGTGGGCGGCTTGGTTGAGTTGGCTTTTGGCTGTGCCGAAGTTAACGCCAAACTTTTGCTTGATTTCCTGAGGCCCCATCCCTCGAATCAAGTGGAGCGGAGCGAGGAGTTCTGCGGCGAAGACCTCAGCTTGGTACTCAGGGAGATACTGCTTGGGGACTTGGGAGCCGGGAGCTGGGTGAGCATAGGCAACATGTTCCCCGTCATGGTAGATGTAGTGCCCAAGCTCATGTGCCATGATAACCCGTGCCCATGGATGACCAGCACAAGCTGCCTTGTATACAGAATCTCGAACCCGAATCGTATGCTGTTCTGGTATGGTCTCTGCCATGCGACCAGGCAACTGTGAATCCTCAACTGACTCAACATAGAAGCCAGGGTCGATCTGTGGCATTACATGCTCAAGAAATGGCATGATGGGAAACCACAGATTTTCCTTTTGCCCAATGGCTTCCCGCAGTTGGTAGGCGTCTTTACGAATCCTGTTCCTGTCGCGCGGTGGCACAATGCGTACCCCGAGGACATCCCTCATATACTCACCTTTTCTTTCCGTCCATAACGGACATGATTTTCCTCAGCTTCTGATCGTCCAGGCCTTGCAACGCCTTTGCAAATGAAATCGCTGTTTCTCGCTGAAGGCTTGTGGCTTGCTCCAGGGAAATCTTTACTTCCTGTGCGGATCTCTCGCTGGCCAGGGTCAGTTCTTCCTTTTGCTCTTTGCTGAGGCCGTAGATCTCTGCTATTCTGGTTTCCCAGCCTGCAGGAACCTTTCGTTTTCCGGTTTCAACCGCAGACAGATAGGCAGAAGATACGCCAAGTTTTTCTGCCATGTCTTTGAGTAGCTCCCGGCGATCAATCCGGAGCTTGCGGAGAATCGTTCCGAACTCGGTCAACATAGGGCATTCCTCCTTTAACTATAATATAGCACATCCTGTTTACCTTGTCAACTAAAATTGTAAATTTTAAGAGCAAAGTTAGAAAACATGTGGAGATGATATGTCGGCATCTGCTTGAAAAGTCCCGAGAATCCGCTCTACTAATTTGCAAAGGGAAGGTATCTCCGGCTTTTTTATGTGAAGAATGATGAAAAACTGGGGTTGCCGGTTATTAGCCGCTCCCACACAGCAACTTGACTTTGTGCTCAGTCAGCAGATCGATGTATTGCTTTGTCATGTATCAGTCCCGCCCCAAGCGGTCAAGGCTGTTTACCAGCACCACATCCACCCTTCCGGTAAGGACGGCCTCCGTTAGCTCTTGCAGCAAGAAATGGAATCAAGCGGTTCAGAATTAAATATCAGAAAAAGGGGCTGTACCCAGAGTTGGTACGGCCCCTTTTTCTTGTAAACAGTAGTGTAAACAGTAGAAATAGATTTTTCACTTTTTAATCAAATTTCTTGCGATTTTCCCAAAAATCAAAAAGCGATAAATTCACAACAAAATGAAATGAAAAGCGAGGAAAACGGCTTGAAATCAACCATTTTCCTCGCTGGCGCGGAAGGAGGGATTTGAACCCTCGCACCGTTTTTTAGACAGTCTACTCCCTTAGCAGGGGAGCGGAAAACGTTGAGAATATGCGGTTTTTTGAACTTTCGTAAACAGTGGCGTGAACAGTGGCTTGCGATTTCTAGCCTTGCTTCGCCACTTGGTCCGGCTTCGTGATGTCCAGTGCGGCCCGAACATCGGAGGTGTCCATGTGGGTGTACCGCTTCTGCGTTTCCAGCTTTGCGTGGCGCATCGCCTTCTGGATCGTGGCAGGAGCGATATTCCCTTTGGCCAGCGCCGTTCCGGTGGTGTGCCGGCAGGAATAGGGCGGCAGCTTCCGGATGCCCAGTTCTGCCAGCTTCGCATAGTACCGGGTATAGTAGTTGTCTTTCTGGACGGGAACCATCTTGCCTTTCTTCCCGGCATGGAGGATCAGATCGTCGATGATCGGCGCAAGGAAATGCGGGTAGGGGATGGGGGCCTCTCGGCGCACGGCGGTCTTCAGGCCGATATCGGTGATCTCCATCGCCTCCCGGTCCACGTTGCAGACATAGAGCCGCAGCATCTCGCCAGGCATCATGCCGGTATAGATCATCAGCAGGATTGACCCGAGGATCGTGTCACCGGGGGACCACGCCGCCCACATCTTGTGCAGCTCCGTTTCAACGAACGGTTCTCCCTCTTTCTCGTTGTTTTCCGGCAGAACCAGGAACCGTGAGAGGTTTACCGCCGTCAATTTCTGCGCCATTGCGATCTTGAACATATGCGAGAGGGTGGACTGCATATCCTTCGCCGGATAGTAGGTCTTCGTCTCTTTGTCGAGGGTGCTTTGCAGCTCCTTGATGGTGATGTCATCGACCGGCTGAGACATGATGGTCTTCCACCGCTTGGCGGCGATATCGTATGCGACCTGCTTCGAGCCACCGAGTTTCTTGTAGGGGCCCGCAAGGTAGGCGTCCCACATGGCCTGGAAGGTGTTCGGGGCGCTGTCCGTTTTTCCTGCCAGCACAGGTAGGAAGGCCAGGGCGGCGCTTCTGGTGCGGAATCCGCCTTTGCTCTTTCGGATATACTTTGTCTTTCCGTTTTCGGTATAGCGCCCGACCGTCACAATTGCGGTGAAGGTCTTGCCACGCCGGATTACGGTGCCCTGGCCGTTTCCACGGTGTTTCACGTTTCCCATAATATTCTTCCTCTCATCTTGCCATCCGCATCTTACCGTGTTAAGATAAAAGGGCGCAAGGATAGGGAGACGCAAAGCGCCTCTGATTTTCTTCTTTCGTGGTTGTTAGGGGGAAAGCTTGTGCATTTGCCGTCCTGGTGTTGGTAGCACCAGGACGGTTTTTATTTTTCCCGCAGCGCTTGGAGCGCTGCAGTTTGCTGGTTTATGGTGTCGATCAGCCGGGCGGCCTCGGCCTCTATCTGGGGCAGATCGGCGGGGGATGCCGTCAGTGCCCGGGCGGCCAGGGCCTGGAGCTGGGGGTATAGCTCCTCCAGGAGGGCATTGGTGCGCTCCAGCTCGGAGAGAGCCTGGTCACGACTGGTCATTGCGGTAGAAATCCGCCAGAGCGGTGAGGGGGATGATAAACTCCTTGGAAACCCGGTCGGCAATGGCAACGGCGGTGGATTCATCATAGATGTGGGACATCAAATTGCGGGAATCGACCGCTTCATTCCAGAGTTCGGGGCCATTGATGATACCCATGGAGTAGGCTTCCTTCAAGACGCTGCGGGGGGATACAATGGTCATCACCACGCCCTGGTCCTCCATGTATTCTTTGAGGGACTTCCAGGCCAGCTCGAAGGTGAACTCGAAGCGCTGGATCAGGCCATCCCGGTAAAGCGTATCATCCGGAGCGGCCTGGTAGCGGGCAATCGCCTCTTCCAGCCGCTTCACAGCGTTCTGATAGTTTTCAATCTTCTGCAGCATACAGCGTCACACCATCCTTTTCGATGTTCTCTAAGAATTTGGGGTCCATGCCAGGGAGTATATGCACGATGTCCAGCTTCAGCAGTGTGGGAAGATCCTCGGCGTCCAGCCAGAAGGCGGCACGCTCCTTCTGGGGCATTCCATACACGGCCAGGTCGATGTCGCTGCGCTCCTTATTGTCCCCTCTGGCACGGGAGCCAAAGAGCACCAGCCGCTGGGCCCCGTGGCGCCTGGCCAGCTCTGCCAGTTGAAGATAGATAGCTTCCATAGGATCACACCATCCCCGGCAGGTCGTAGCGGCGGCGGGTCAGGACCCGGCCCTGCCACACGAGGGAGCGATTGCTGCTATTCATGATCACCAGGTCGCAGTCATTCCGCTTCCGGTTCAGGGAGAAGAGATACGTGATGCCCAGCACCGGGTCATAGTGCCACTGCTTGATGACCGTGGCCCCATCCACGCAGAAGACGCCGATGTCGCCGTCCCGCATCTGGTCGTGGTTGACGAAGGCGATGGAGCCGTCCGGGAAGTCCGGTTCCATGCTGTCGCCCTGCACCCGGACAGCGTAGGCAGCCCCCTGAGGGTCATTCGGCGTCAGGGTGTACGGCTCACAGCTCTGGCCGGTGATGCCCAGGGCAGGGCCAGCGGCGGAGGGGTCCGTAAAGAGGTTGACGACCTTCGGCTCCGGCTCCATCGAGGTCTCCGCTAGGAAGCGGGCCTCGTCCTGCATCCGGGCCAGCTCGGTATCCGCCACCGACCGCACCGCAGCCTTGCCCCAGTGGTCCAGGCTGTCATAGTCCTTTGCGATTTTTGCCGCCTCGCTCGAATAGAGCGGGGCGGTTTTTTTGCTGCCCTGGGGAGGGTCCATAAAATCGATGATGGTTTTCCCCAGTGCATTTGCAATGGAGCAGACGGTTTCGAGCGTTGGCGATTTTGTGGTGCCAGCGATAATTTTATTTATTGTTCCCTTCGGAACGCCAGAGCGGGCGGCCAGATCATCTAATGTGACCCCTGCTTCTTTTCGATATTTTGCAATGTATTCACCAAGTTCCATTTTTTCGCCTCCTTGATTTTGATTGTAGAGGGCATTACTCCGTATGTCAAGCGAAAAATTCCGTTTTCGGGACAAATTTTCTTGATGCGCTATTGACAAATGCACTTTACAGAATTATACTAACGCCATAGAGTTCCGCAAACGTAATTATTGGAGGTGAGATTGTTGAACTCTGTTTATCCGACGTTAGTGGGAGAGATCGCCCGGAGAGGAATTAAAAAGACCGTGATTGCGGAGAGGCTCGGCATTTCGGAGCGGACCTTCTACAACAAGCTTGCGGGCAACGCCCAGTTCACATGGCCGGAAGTTTGCAAAATCAATTCGTATTTCTTTCCGGACATGGCACCCAATGACCTGTTCGCCCGGTGTGATGGGGGGAGGTGAAAGGATGGGCTTGGAAATTGCAAGTCTTGCCTTTTCGGCATTTGCGTTTGGATTCACGCTGTGCAATGGCATTTGGGTGTTTTTCGGACCATCAGCGCAAGAAAAACGTGAGCGCAGAAAATGCGAGCGAAGCAAGGGCGATCAGGATGGAAATGACTGATATCGCCGTGGAAATGCGGGATTCTTTTTTTGCGGCAGCAGCTTCCTGCTCTGCAAGTTGAGCGTGGCGTTCTGCGGTATTGGCAATTCGATGAAGTTCATCCAAAGATTTGGTGTCGACAGCGATTTCTTTCAGAAGCTTTTCGTGCCGACCGGCTGCGGATTGTTCGTACTCAGCTTTAGCAAGTTCCATTCGTTTTTGCTCTCGTTCCCGAGATTGCTGGACGTATTTGTAGGCTTTTTCATTCATTTCATTCATAGGTACGCCTCCCTTTACCCTGATTCTACCAGGTTCGTAGGAGGAAGGCAAGCTCTTGGAGGCTGGCCTGGCGGCCAAGGAGGTGAGAGCGTGAACGAGAAAAAGAAGTGCTCGGCGACTATGAAGCAATTTTGGAAAGAGTACTGGCGACCCATTGTAGTATCTGCGGTAGCTTCGGCAGTATGTAATTGGTTCCTACGGTAGTTGCGAACGCAACGATAATTGGAATCCACGCATTCTTGAGCCAGAGCTCTTTGCGGGCCAAACGTTTTTCGGTGATATGATCTTGAAGTTCTCTTTTCCCGAAATCTGTCAGTTCATATATGCCGAGATAGGTATCGTGGGAGTATCCGTTTTTAGTTTCCACAGACTCGACGTGTTCCCGCAGACAGCAGCTATTCTTTATTGGAATTGAGACAGTAGAATTTGCAAAGCGATGGTATTCCGGCGTTGAGAGCTGTTTCAGTCGGTATTCGATAGCGGATGTGTTCGGAAATTTTTTCTTAATGGATGCAATGTCGGCTGTCCCTCGTTTTTCAATGTACTGCAGAATCTTGATATCAATTTCCGTTAAATCACGCATTTTTTCACCTTCCTTCACCTAAATTCTACCACGGCGACGGAAGGAGAACAACCCTAACAACCACGAAAGGAGAATATCCGTGACAATCGCAGAAATCAGGCACTCGGACAAGCCGATGCTGCTGCCCGCTGATGTCGCTGAGGTGCTCCAGATGGACGCACAGGCCGTCCGGGACACGGCGGCGAATGAGCCGGAGAAGTTTGGCTTCCCGGTCATCCGCATCGGCAGGCGCACGAAGATCCCTCGCATCCCGTTTTTGAGATTCCTGGGCTATGAGGTGGAGACATGATGGACGCTTACACGATGGCGCTGGTCATCATCGGGGCCGGGACGGCTACGGGCTGGGTGTTCCGGCTCATCGACAGGATCGAGGGGCGGCGCTGAGCCATGGGAAAGAATGTTCTTGAGCGGATGAAGGAGAACGATTCTGAGCACAAGATCGCCATGTTCAAGGTGAAACAGCAGCAGGACTACTCCTTCAAGAAGAAGTACGCCAGGATTCGGGCCTGGGAGTTTTACAATCACCCGGAGATCGACGGCATGGCGTATGTGGCGGTCGGAGGACTGGACAGCATTGCGCTCCATGTGTTCCTCCGGTCTATTGGGATCGACGTTCCGGCAATCTCGGTCTCCTCCCTGGAAGACAAGAGCATCCAGCGGGTACATAAGGCGCTTGGCGTGATCGCTCTTCCGCCGGCGAAGCGGGAGGATGGGCGATACTGGAACAAACGGGAAGTGATCCGGCAGTTTGGGTTTCCCATCATCTCGAAGGAGACCGCAAACAAGATCGCTCTGCTCCAGCATCCATCCCCGGACAACGCTACGGTCCGGCACGCTATCATCACCGGGGAAACGGGGGAGTATGGCGGGTTTCGGACGGGCACCCGGATGCAGCTGGCGAGGAAGTGGCTGGAGCTCTTCGGAGGTCCAGAGAACGAACGGGAGGGCACGCATTACAAGACGGCGCCCTTCCTGGTGTCGGATAAGTGCTGCTATTACCTGAAGGAGAAGCCCTGCAACGACTATGCGAAGGAGAGCGGGCGGTTTCCGTATATGGGCCTGATGGCCTCCGAGGGCGGCAGACGCCAAAAGGCGCTGATGCTCAACGGGTGCAATTACATCTCCCCAGGAACGAAGAGGTCTGCGCCGTTCGCCATTTTCAACCGGCAGGACATCTTGACCCTGGCTCTGGAGATGGAGGACTACTACCACGCACACTGGCAGGATTTCGGGGAAACGGAAATCGAAACCATCATTCCGGCCATCTACGGTGAGATCGTCCGGGACGCTGACGGTACTCTGCGGACCACGAAGGCTCAGCGGACGGGGTGTTCCATGTGCGGCTTTGGAATCCACATGGAAGGACGCCCGCATCGGTTCGACCTCCTCCGGGAATCGAATCCCAAAGAGTGGGAGTTCTGGATGAAGCACATCTACCAGGATGAAGACGGGAAGTGGTGGGGGTTCGGTGATGTCCTGGATTACATCGGCGTTGGCTGGGAGGATGATCCTCACGGAGACCTCGACGGCCAGATCGGATTGTTTGGAGGCGACCAAAATGGAAACCTATCTTGAATTTCTCCGCTCGAAGATCGTGCTGGCGAAGGAGAGCGGCTTTGAGCTGGACCCTGGGGAGGTCAATCCGGGGCTGAAACCCCACCAGCGGGATGCTGTGGTCTGGGCCCTGCGAGGCGGACGCCGGGCGCTTTTCGAGAGCTTCGGCCTGGGTAAGACCGTGCAGGAGATCGAGTTCTGTCATCAGGCCGTGCGGCACGATGGTGGGAGGGCCTTGATCGTGCTCCCCCTGGGCGTGCGCCAGGAGTTCGCCCGAGACGCCCAGAAGATCCTTGGCTATCCGGCCCCGGTCTACATTACCTCCATGGAGGACCTGGCCGAGACGGATGCCGAGATCGTGATGACCAACTATGAGCGGGTGCGGGACGGGGACATCGACCCGACCTGCTTCACGGCCGTGGCCCTGGACGAGGCGTCCGTGCTGCGGAGCTTCGGGAGCAAGACCTACCAGACGTTCCTCCCAAAGTTCCGGGGCGTGAAGTATAAGCTGGTCTCCACGGCAACGCCGTCCCCCAACCGGTATAAGGAGCTCATCCACTACGCCGGATACCTGGAGATCATGGACACCGGCCAGGCGTTGACCCGGTTTTTTCAGCGGGATTCTACCAAGGCCAACAACCTGACCCTCTACCCCCACAAGGAGGATGAGTTCTGGCTGTGGGTCTCTTCCTGGGCGCTCTTTATCGGGCGGCCATCCGACCTGGGCTATGACGATACCGGCTATGACCTGCCGCCGCTGGAGGTGCGCACCCACGTTGTCCGGGATGACTACGGCAAGGAAGTGGACCGGGACGGGCAGTACAAGCTCACCAATGACGCAGCGGTGAGCCTGGTGGATGCCAGCCGGGAGAAGCGGGAGAGCATCGAGGCCAGGGTGGCCGTGGCCCGGGAGATCGTGGAGAGCGACCCGGAGGCCCATTTCCTCCTCTGGCATGACCTAGAGGCGGAGCGCCACGCCCTGCTCCGGGCACTGCCGGGGGCCGTGGACATCTACGGCAGTATGGACTATACGGAGCGGGAGCGGCGGGTCATCGACTTCTCGGAAGGCCGGACCCGGCTCTTCGCCACGAAGAAAAGCCTCTCCGGCTCCGGCTGCAACTTTCAGTGGCACTGCCACCGGGCTATCTTCGTCGGCATCGACTACGAGTTCAATGATTTCATTCAGGCCATTCACCGGATATACCGGTTCCTCCAGGCGGTGCCGGTGGTCATCGACATCATCTACACGGAGGCGGAGGACCCCATCTACCGGGTGCTGCTGGAGAAGTGGAAGCAGCACAACGCCATGCAGGAGCGGATGCGGGAGATCGTCCAGAAATACGGGCTCAGCGGTGCGGCGCAGACCGAGCGCATGAGCCGGAGCATTGGAGTTGAGAGAGTGGAAGTGAAGGGAAAGAACTTTACGGCGGTCAACAACGACTGCGTGGAGGAGGTCGGCCACATGGCGGAGAACAGCGTGGACCTCATTGTGACCTCCATCCCATTCTCCAATCACTACGAGTACACCCCCAGCTACAACGATTTTGGGCACAACGAGGACACCCGGCGCTTCTTCGAGCAGATGGACTACCTCAGCCCGAACCTGCTGCGGGTGCTGAAGCCGGGGCGGGTGTTCTGCTGCCACGTGAAGGACCGGGTCCTCTTCGGCAACGCCACGGGGATGGGGATGCCCACCATGGAGCCCTTCCATGCCATGTGCATCCGCCATTACATGGCCCACGGCTTCGCCTACTTCGGCATGATAACCGTGGTCACGGACGTGGTGCGGGAGAACAACCAGACTTATCGCCTGGGCTGGACGGAGCAGTGCAAGGACGGCTCCAAGATGGGCGTCGGCTGCCCGGAGTACATCCTGCTTTTCCGGAAGCTGCCCACAGACCGGTCCAAGGCCTACGCCGACGAGCCGGTGGCGAAGTCCAAGGAGGACTACACCAGAGCCCAGTGGCAGATAGACGCCCACGGCTTCTGGCGCTCTTCCGGAGACCGGCTCCTTACCAAGGAGGAGATCATGGCCATGGACACCGGGAAGATCCAGGCGGCCTACCGGCGCTTCAGCCGGGGTACGGTGTACGACTACGCCGAGCACGTCCGGATGGCGAAGGAGCTGGACGAGGACGGAAAGCTCCCAGCTACCTTCATGGTGGTGGCGCCCGGTTCCTGGGATGCGAATATATGGGACGACATCAACCGGATGCGGACCCTGAACACCACCCAGAGCCAGCGCCGCCAGCAGATGCACGTATGCCCCCTGCAGCTGGATATCGTGGACAGGCTCATCAATCGGTACAGCAATCCCGGGGACCTGGTGCTGGACCCCTTCGGCGGCCTGGGCACCGTTGCCCTGGAAGCCATGAAGGCCGGGCGGCGGGGCTACACCATCGAGCTGAACGACGGCTATTTCCGGGATGCCGTGGGGTATCTGAAGGAGTACGAGGAAGAGGACAGGAACATTTCCCTGTTTGATCTGATTGGATGAAGGAGGAAAAAGCGAAATGGAGCAGTTTGACAAGAAGAGCATTTTGGAGATGTCCATGGGCGCCATCCTGGAGCGGGTGGACTACGAGATGGGCCGGGTGCTGGAAAACGTCTTGGACCCCAACACCAAGGCCACGGCCAAGCGGAAGATCACCGTGGGGCTGGAGCTGGTGCCCAGCGCCGACCGGAAGACCATCACGGTCCTTACCACGGCGAAGGCGGCCCTGGTCCCCACGGACCCCGTGACTACCAGCCTCTTTATCACCTCCGCTCCCAACACCGGCGAGATGGTGGTGGCGGAGATGGTCCCCCAGGTGCCTGGCCAGATTTTCATGGACGGGGACGAACAGGAACAGCCCAAGATCCTCAGATTTGCCCGGCAGGCGTAAGCCGGAACGTTGAAAGGAGATTTACCTATGCTGAAAGAATTTGCCCAGTACCTCGTGTCCCTCAAGGACAACAAGACCTATGACATCCACGGCGACACCTATTCCGACCGTGACCTGGTCCGCATTGAGCCTCACATCGACCGGCCCACCAGCATCTCCGTCTCCGGCCTGGACAGCATCGTGAAGCTGGTCCGCAATGAAATGGACATGCTCACCAACCTGCCGGTCTTCATCCGTGTGGACGGCGCCAACCGGGTCGTTGTGTTCACGACCTACGATGACGTGATGCGCAGAGACAGCCTCTACATTGCGGAGTGCGATGTTCCCGGCTTCCGTGATGGCTTCCGAGAGTATGAGAAGGCCATCATCGAGCTCCGGAGTAAGTTCGCCCCTGGCCCCGGCGTGGACTACATGCTGGACCTGCTCTCCCGCATCAGCAAGGAGAATGGCGTGACCACCAGCGACAACGGCGTTTCCCAGACGGTGGAGGCCCGGCAGGGCGTCTCCCTAAAGACGATGGTGGCGGTCAAGCCTCGTGTGGCACTGCGCCCCTATCGCACTTTCCTGGAGGTGGATCAGCCGGAGAGCGAGTTCCTGCTGCGGCTGGACGACAACGGCAATGTGGGCCTCTTCGAGGCCGACGGCGGTATGTGGAAGCAGACGGCCAAGGCCAGCATCCTGTCTTACTTCGAGGAGCACCTGGCCGAAGAGGTCAAGACGGGTAAGGTCGTTGTGATGATGTGATGGATGCCCCCGGCGGCCGCTTTGGCCGCCAGGGGAGGATGGAGGGCAGGATGAGGACTTGGATGGATGATCGTATCCCCGAGCGGCCATTGGAGCCGCCGGAGCCGGAAGAAAATCCCCGCTGCCCATGCTGCGGCGAGGAGTGCGAGACGCTGTACCGGGTGTTATCCGGGGCCGTCGTTGGCTGCGAAAAGTGCGTGGACGCCCTGGACGCCTGGGAGCGCCGGGATTTGGCGGATTGAACACAGGGCTCCCGCCGGAAACCAGCGAAGCGTTTCCGGTGGGAAGAGGACGAACGACGGAATGAGTGAGCCCTGCCGCAAGGCGGCGGGGCATGCGATATGAAGTCCGTGCGGACGACAAGGAGGACAAGGACGTGACAGCACCGAAGGTGTGTGAGAACTGCGGGGCGGCCCTGGACGCCGGGGAGACCTGCGATTGCCGGGAGACGGCCCAGGACAGCGGATTGATCCGGCTGGTCCAGCTCCCCGTCATTGAGGAGCGGCTGCGGGACCTGAAGGAGGCCACGGAGCGGCGCACGGGCCAGGCCATGAGCATGGTATGCGCTCCAGAGACCCTGGCGGCGGTGAAGACCGTCCGGGCGGAGCTGAACCAGGAATTTGCGGAGATGGAGGCCCAGCGGAAGGCGGTAAAGGCCGCCATCATGGAGCCCTATGACCGCTTTGAGGCGGTTTACCGGGACTGCGTGGCGGTCCCCTTCCGCCAGGCGGACGCCGACCTGAAGGGGAAGATCGAGGCCACGGAACGGGAGATCAAGGAACACTGTGAGGAGTATCTGCGGCACTACTTTGGGGAGCTCTGCGCCGCCCACGGGGTCGATTTCCTGACCTACGAGCAGACCAGCGTGAAGGTGGATATGGCCTCGGCCCGTGCCAAGACCCCCAAGAAGCTCATGGAGCAGTTGCGGATGATGGTGGAGGGCTGCGCCCAGGCGATGGCCGCCATCGACGGCATGGAGCATGGGGACGAGATCGCCGTGGAGTACAAGAAGTGCCTGGACCTGACATTCGCCATTCAGGTGGTGACAAAGCGGCACCAGCTGTTGGAGGCGGAGCGGCAGCGGAAGGCGGAAGCGGCGGAGAACTCTGTCCGGCCCGTCCAGGAGACCCCGGAGGTAACGCCGATCCCCAAGCGGGTGGAGAAGGCGGCTGTTGAGACCCTGACCTGCACCTTCACCGTGACGGCCACCCGGGAGCGGCTGAAGCTCCTGAAGAGTTTTCTGGACAGCAACGGCTACAACTACAACTGAGGAGGAGAATCGCCATGAACGAGATGCAGAACTATGCCCCCAACGAGGGGATGGCCCCGAAGACGGTGAGTACGGAAATGATGATCTCCCGGCAGGCCCAGGAAGTGCAGGCGGCCATGATTGCGGCCAAGTACTTCCCCCGGAACGAGGTGGAGAGCTACAACCGCATCCTCAACGCCTGCAAGCGCAGAAGCCTGGCGGAGCGGGCGGTCTATGAGTATCCCCGCGGCGGCGAGAATGTCACCGGCCCCTCCATCCGCCTGGCGGAGGCCATGGCCAAGAACTGGGGCAACCTGGACTATGGATACAACGAGCTGGAGCGGAAAGGCAACAGCTCCACGGTAATGGCCTACTGCTGGGATTTGGAGACCAACGTCCGGCAGACCAAGATCTTTGCCGTGCCCCATATCCGGCAGACCAAGAACGGGGCCAAGGCCCTGACGGATCCCCGGGACATCTACGAGATGGTGTCCAACCAGGCAGCCCGGCGGGTGCGTGCTTGTATTCTGGGGATCATTCCCGGGGATGTGGTGGACGCTGCTGTTGACGCTTGCTCAAAGACGCTGCTGAGCGGCGGGGAGCCTCTGATCGACCGGATCCGTAAGATGGCGCAGGCGTTCCAGGAGGACTTCGGCGTTCCGCTGGAGTGCCTGGAGAAGTACATCGGCTGCAAGGCGGAGGCCTTCACCAGCCAGAGCATTGTGAAACTGCGGGGGGTCTATACGGCCCTGAAGGATGGCCGGGCGGACCGGGAGCAGTATTTTGACCTGCCCGCCGTGGACGAGAAGACCGGCGAGGTGATGGAAGAGACCCCCGCTGAAACGGTCGGCAGGACCGACAGCGCTCCGAAGCAGGTGAGCTTGAGTGACCTGTAATGTGATCGCAACCGGGTCTCAGGGCAACGCCGTGGTTCTGGATGGGACCATTCTTCTGGACTGCGGCGTGCCCTTCGGGGCGCTGGAGGAGGTCTGCCAGGACCTCTCCCTGGTGGTCCTGACCCACATCCATGGGGACCACTTCCGCCCGGAGACCATCAAGCGACTGGCTTTCCTGCGGCCTGCGCTGCGCTTTCTCTGCCCGCCCTGGCTGCACCAGCCGTTGAGCTCCCTGGGTATCTATGAGCGGGTGATCGACGTGGCAAGCACGGCCTACCGGCTTTCCTACGGACGGCTGGGCGGGACCTGGCGCAATATTCAATTTGAGATGCAGCCCATTCCCCACGATGCCCCCAACTGCGCCTGGCATATCTTTGCGGATCGGGGCGGCCAGCGGGAGGCGGTCTTCTACGCTACAGACTGCGGCTCCTTGGACGGTGTGGAGGCCAGGGACTATGACCTCTACCTCATCGAGGCCAACTACGGCGAGGAGGAGATCCAGGAGCGGATGGCCCGGAAGCTGGCGGCGGGTGGGTATGCCTACGAGAGCCGCTGCGTGGAGAGCCATCTGAGCCGGGAGCAGGCGGAAGCCTGGCTTGCCGCCAACGCCAAAGAGGGATGGAGCAAGGTGCTGTTTCTGCACCAGCACAGAGAGTGAGGCGAGATATGAAGAGGGATCAATTCACCTGGTACCGGAGCTACTATGAGGCGCTGCGTACCCTGCCCGCAAAGGATTTCCAGATTGCCGTCCTCGCCATCTGCGCCTATGCCCTCGACGAGGAGGTCCCGGACCTCTCTGGAGTTCCAAATTCTGTTTTCACTTTGATTCGTCCCACGCTGGACAGTGGGAGGAACAAAGCCGCCAATCGGTTGAAGAAACAGAAAACAAATCAGGAACAAACCGATAACAAACCGGAACAAACCCGCAAGGAGAAAGAGGGAGAGGGGGAGAGAGAGGAGGAGAGTGAGAGAGAGGGAGAGAACGATATGTTAAAAATATTACCCCCTGGCGGGGGTAATACAAAAAGCCGCGCCGCAGCCGCCGGTGTTTCTCCGCTCTCCTCCGCTGTGGCGATGGTCCAGGCGGATTATCTCAACCGGGTCAACGCCGCAGCCTCTCCGGCATCGCTGGACGAGTTGGCGGGCTTCGTGGAGGCGATGGGGCCGGATTGCTGCCGGAGGGCCTTCGACATTGCCCTGGACGAGCGCATTACCCGCTGGAGCTATATCCGGGGCATCCTGCAGGACAAGCAGCAGCGGGGCGTCAAGTGTTTGGCGGACTGGAACGCTCTGGATAATCGGCGTCGGGAGCGGGGCGGAAACGGCCAAAGGGGGCAAGAACGGAAGAGCTGGACCGATATCTGCGAGGAAATGGAGGGTGCCACATGACGGTGCAGGAGACTTCGATGGTCATGAACGTGCTCAACGCCGCCTATCCGGGCTTCTATGCCAAGTCCAGCGATGCGGAGCGCAAGCAGATCTTGAGCCTTTGGGCCGAGATGTTCCGGGAGGATGATGTTGCCCTGGTGGCTGCCGCCGTCAAGGCGCTCATTGTGGCGGAGGCGTCCAGCTTTCCGCCGACTATCGGGCAAGTCAAGGCCCGGCTGCGGCAGATCACCACGCCTCAGGAGATGACCGAGGGCGAAGCGTGGGCCCTGGTAGCCGCCGCCATCCGCAACAGTGCCTATGATAGCCGCCGGGAGTTTGAGCGGCTGCCGGAGGCCGTGCGGCGCTTTGTCGGGTCTCCGTCCCAGCTGCGGGAGTGGGCCATGATGGACAGCGACACGGTACATAGCGTGGTGGCCTCCAACTTCCAGCGGAATTTCCGGGTGCGGCAGAAGGCCGACCGGGAGCTGGCGGCCCTCCCGGCAGACGTCCGGGCCATGATCGGCAGTGCCGCAGCGCCGTTGCAACTGGATAGAGCGAAGGAGGAAAAATGACCAGAGAAGAAATTTTAGCGGCCGCCCAGAAGTGCGTTTGCGGCGACCGGGAGCAGGACTATGGCAGCCAGGAACGGTCCTTTGGGGTCATCGGGCAGTTTTGGGAGACCTACCTGCAGGAGAAGTGCCTGGTACGGAAAAGCGGACCGCTGGAGGCTCAGGTCCTCCCGGAGGATGTGGCGGCTATGATGTGCCTTTTCAAGATCGCCCGTATCGCCACGGGTCACGGCAAGGCGGATAACTGGATTGACTTGGCCGGGTATGCCGCCTGCGGCGGGGAGCTGGAGGCGGAAGGATGAAGCAGTCCGCATACCTCATCCAGCAGCGGGAGGCCCGGAGGAGGCTGGTCCAGGCGGCGGAGCGGGTGACCCAGCAGCTCATGCTGGACACCCTGCAGGTGACGCTCCACCAGGAGTTCGGCTTCGGCTACGACCGGATCAAGCGGCTGACGGATGCCTGGAGCCAGACCTACAACCAGTTCCACGACGCCCTAGACGGCGGGACGGAGGCGGACTACTGGCAGGAGAAATTGGACCGGCTCTTACTGGACCTGCTGCGGGACCACCAGGCGCTCATCCCCTTTGGGGAGCGCTACCCGGAGATCCGGGAGATCACATACGGCCCCAGGCGGGCCGGAAAGGAGGGGAAGGCATGAGCGCCAGAAGACCTTGTGTGGAGAAGCGGTTGACCCTCTTCCGTACCTGCGGGACCTGCGGAAAGGCCATCGTGACCACGGCGGACACGCCCTGGGTGCGGCAGGTGCCCAGGGATGGAAAGAAGATGGCCACGACCTACTACTGCTCCGAGGGCTGCTTCGCCGCCAGCTACAAGCACATCGGCTGGTTCGATGGCAAGGCCGAGGAGCGCCGCCGCCTGAAAGACCAGAACCGGGACCCGGAGAAGGAGCGGGAACGCTGGCGGCACTACTACACCACTCACCGGGAGGAGCGGATAGAGGCGGCCAGAAAACGCCGCCAGGAGAATCCCGGACTTGCCGCCGCCGACAATGCCTACTACCGGCGGAAACGGAAGCTGATGTCGGAGGGGGCGCAGGTATGAGAGGGGAATACATCTGCAGAGTGGACGCTATGGGGAAGATCACCTCCTCCGAGACGCAGAAGGCATTGCGGACTATGACCGGTGAGGAAGCGTATGTGACCGTCATTGGTATCCTGAATGAGCTTCCGGCGGCAGACGTGCATCCGGTGGTCAGGTGCGGAGAGTGCCGGAACCACCATTGGCACCAGGAACCGTGCCACGGGAAAACGGTACATACGTGCAGCGTACTGAACGCAGAAGTATTCAGGGAGTTCTTTTGCGGGTATGGAGAACGGAAGGCAATGTACGAGAAATTTGGAATCGAGGTAACGGAAATATGAGAATGAAACAGAATCCCTGTATCCGCCGGGGCGGATGCTACTGGGTGGAGAACCTGAACGCTGTCGGGCACGAGATGATGAAGACCCGGCCCGCCGTGGTGGTGAGCTGCGGCGCCCTGGCTGGGACGAGCCCGGTGGTCAATATCGTGTATCTCTCCAATACGGACAAAGATCGGGAGGGATACGTCCGGGTGCGGACCGAAAAGGGCCTCAGCGTGGCCCACTGCGAGAACATCTACTCCGTGGACAAGAGCCGCCTGGGGACCTATCTGGGCCAGTGCGGCGAGGATGAGATGGAGAAGATCGACGCCGCCATCCTGCGGTCCCTGGGAATCGCCGCCATCCCTGCGGTCCAGCGGGAATCGGAAGCGCCGGAGGCGCCGGACACCGCAGCGGTGGAGCGGGATATCTACCGGCGGCTCTATGAGGGCCTGCTGGACCGGATGCGGATGGACCGGAGGGAGACGGCATGAAGCGAAACCTGTGGACAATGACGGTTGTTTTCTGGGTGCTGTTCATCGTGGCGACACTGCTGATCTTCTGTCCTGCCAGAGCCGCCGAAGAGGCGGAACACACGAAAGATCGCACGGAGACTGCGCCGGAATGCACGGACCGTGCGATTGAGGAGCCCGAGGAGGAACCTGAGAACGAGTACATCGAGGCGGCGCTTTACGCCTCCGGCTACTTCCGGGAAGACGTTCCCCTCGACAGCGATACCCAGGCGCTCCTACGGGCGGCTTGCGAGGAAACCGGCATCCCCTATGAGTTGGCCCTGGCCGTGATCCAGCAGGAGACGGAGTTCCACAACGTCGTGGGTGACGATGGGCGCAGCGTGGGCTACATGCAGGTACAACGGCGCTGGCACGAGGACCGGATGGCCCGCCTGGGCGTAACGGACCTCACGGACCCCTACGGTAATTTTCGGGTGGGCTGTGACTTCCTGGCGGAGCTGCTGGGGAAATATCCGCTGGAAGAGGCGTTGACGGCCTACAACAGCGGGAAGCCCGGGAAGAGTGCCTATGCCTCCAATGTCCTGGCGTATATGGAGGCGTACTATGGCGATTAAATGCAAAAGGTGCGTCCACCGCAGTGCCGAGGGCCATATTGACCGCTGTGATTATCAGCAGAACACAGGGCACTGCAAAATCGTGACAGCAGTCCGGGCGGATGGAACGGAGTATAAGACCGTCTCACCTGTGGAGAACTGCGCATTCTTTAAGCCGGGGCGTCGGCAGAAACCCGCCGTCGAAACATGGAGGCTGGCCCCCGCTGTTGCGAAAATCGACTATAGGTTGATCTACAAGCTATATCTGCAAGGGCTCACGGATAGGGCAGTCGCGGAAAAAGTCGGATGCAATGTCAACACCGTATGGGCATGGCGGAAAAAGAATAATCTGCCGGCCAACCGGTACAAGAAGGCGCACGGAGCATCATTTTCGTAAGGTCACGAAAATGGTCTGCCCGCTGGGGGAGCGGGAGAGGAAGGGGGGTAGGGGGGATGGAGAGGGTGAGGGGGCCTGTGGTGATGATGGGTAATAGAGAAGCAGAAGGCTTAGGGAGGGGAAGTGTGACAAACCAGGAGAAAAAAGCATGGCTGCAGCAATACCGGCAGGCAGGGCATGATATCGGGGATCTTCTCAGGGAGCGGGAGCGCATCCTGTCCATGATGACGAAGATGACCGCAAACTACAGCGGGATGCCTCGCTCCGGCGGCGGGGAATCAGACCGGATGGAATCCTGTGTAGACAAGCTCTCTGAGCTGGAAGCGGAACTCAGCGCCAAAGCGGTAGAGCTGGTATCTTTCCGGAAGGAGATTGAGCGCCGGATAGACGCACTCGACAGCTCTGAGCAGAGGCGATGCCTCCGCCTGCGGTACCTGGAAGGCATGACCTGGGAGCGGGTGTCGCTGGAGATGGGCTATGAGCGGATGCAGGTCTGGCGCATCCACGGGAGAGCCCTGGAAAATCTGCATCCGGAGCAAGATGGGATAGAATGATACATTCCAGGTGTGGTATTCTGTAGACTGAGAAAAGCAGGGGAGCTATAGTGGCTTCTCTGCTTTCCTTGTTCTCCTTCCTGTTCCCTGGGAGGCGGTTCGTCCTCCGGCCGCTTCCCGGGGTATATGAAGCTCCCTGGTGTGCTGGGCTTGGGCACGGTTCAATCCCGTGCGGCTTCTTCTAAGGTGCCCTTCGGGGTGGGTGGCCAGCGGCAAAAATCAAGTGAGAGAGGTGGTGGCGTGTCCGGTGAGCAGAATCTTATCCCGTTCGACCAGCGAACAGAGGCCGAGCAGAAAGCAATACGAACAGCGGGCGGCATCGCCTCCGGTGCGGCACGCCGCCGCAAGCGCAGCCTCCGGGAAGCGGCGGACCTGTACCTCTCACTGCCGGTTTCCGACCGGCGAAGGTGGAACAAGATAGCCCGGAAGGGCGTGGACCCAGAGGACGTAGACAATCAGATGGCCATGATCATCGGGCTGACAGAGGCGGCAACCCAGGGTGATGCCCGGGCAGCCAAAATCATTGTCGATCTGCTTGGTGATGTCGCCGGAGAGGACCAGGGAGGAGTGCAGATCATTGATGACCTGTAGGCTTTCCGACATCATCTCCCCGGCCTTTGTGGAGCCGCACAGGGCTGTCAAAGCCCATGAGGTCAGCGAGGTCGTATCAAAGGGCGGCAGAGCCAGCACGAAGTCTTCCTGGATCTCCGTGGAACTGGTGCTGCTGATCCTGAAGGACCCGCAGATTCACGCCTGTGTCTTCCGCAAGTACGGCAATACCCTCCGAACTACGGTTTACGCTCAGATCGTATGGGCGATTGCGCAGCTGGGCTTGACCCGCAAATTCCGCTGCACGGTAAGTCCGATGGAGTGCGTCTACATCCCCACCGGGCAGAAGATCATGTTCTTCGGAATGGACGATCCCGGCAAGGTCAAGTCCATCAAGGTCCCGTTCGGCTATATCGGCGTGGACTGGTTCGAGGAGCTGGACCAGTTCGATGGGCCGGAACAAATCCGCAACGTGGAGCAGTCCACATTGCGAGGCGGCCCGTTCAGCATGACCTTCAAATCCTACAATCCTCCCGCGATGGCCCGGAACTGGGCCAACCGCTATGCTCTGGAGGAGAAGCCGGGGAAGCTGGTACATCACAGCACCTATTTGACTACCCCGCCGGAGTGGCTGGGGCCCCGCTTCTTGGCGGACGCTGAGCACCTGAAAGCCACAAACCCCACCGCCTACCGGCACGAGTATCTGGGAGAAGTCGTAGGCAGCGGGACGCAAGTCTTCGCGAATCTGCAGCTCCGGGACATCCCGGACGAGGAGATTTCGCAGTTCGACCGCATTACAAACGGCGTGGACTGGGGCTGGTACCCTGACCCCTGGGCGTGGAACCGGATGCACTACGATGCAGCCAGGCGGACGCTTTACCTGTTCTCCGAGCTGACCCGGCACCGCACCAGCAACCAGGATACCGCAGCTCTGCTGATGGAGCGCATTCCGCAGGATGAACTCGTCATTGCGGATAGCGCCGAGGAGAAATCCGTCAGCGACTATAAGGCATTCGGGCTCAACTGCCGGGCGTCCGAGAAGGGTCCCGGCAGTGTGGCGTATTCCATGAAGTGGCTGCAATCTCTGGCAACCATTGTCATTGACCCGGGCCGCTGCCCGGACACGGCCAGAGAGTTCACCGAGTATGAGTATGAGCGGGACCCAAAGACCAATGAGGTTCTGGAGGGATATCCCGATGTCGCAAACCACCATATCGACGCTGTGCGCTATGGCACCAACCGCATCTGGAAGAGGAGGGGCAAGTGAGAAAGCTGAAACGATGGCTCATTGAGCGCTTCCTCCCCACCTGGTGCCGGGATGAACTATTGGAGGAGAACCGGAGACTCCGGGAGCGCCTGGCGTGCAAAGAGCAAGAGATCGACCGCCTGGAGGCGTATATCCAGGGAATCCACGATAACCAGCGCCGTCAAGGGCGCATCGTTATCCATTGCAAGGAGGTGTCCGGCCCGTGAGCATCTTTTCTGCCCTGTTTGACCAGGGCAAGATTTATAACTTCCAGCAGGCTTTCGGCGTGAAGGACATCACCACCGCTGAGATGCAGGCCGCTATCCGGGATTGGGCGCAGCTCTACTATCAGGCGGAAGCAACGCCGGAGGAGGACCCTTGCCAGAGAATTCCGGTGCTGGTGGTATCGACAATTACCCGTGCGGTCTTCTCTGAATATCAGGCCGATAGCGATAATGAAGACGCAAAGCGCATTCTGCTGGAGCTTGGCCGGGTCAAAGGCAAGGCCGTGCAGCAGGCGCTCATTGGCGGCCAGAGCTTCCTAAAGCCCATCTTCGGGGCAGACGGCCTGGCGTTTTCCGTTATCCCCCGGGGCAGTTATCTGCCGCTGGGGAGAAATGAGCGAGATGAGATCACGGATATCGGCACGGCGGAGCGTACTACAGAGGGGGGAAAACGCTACACCCTCCTGGAACGCCGCCGGGTGGACTCTGCCGGGAATCTGGTGATCGAGAGCAAGCTGTACCTAAGCGGCGATGGACAGACCCTTGGCGTGCAGGTGCCGCTTGATACCCTGGAGAAGTACGCTGGCCTTGTGCCGGAGCTGGTGCTCCCCGGGGTCGGCTCCATCGGCCTCGTTCCTGTTCGGTGCCCTCAGGAAAACACGGTAGACGGGAGCCCGGATGCCGTCAGCATCTTTGCCTCGGCGGCTGGGCTTATCCACAATCTCAATCGCAATGAGGCCCAGCTTGATCGGGAGCTTGAGAATGGCCGCAGCCGGGTCTTCACCTCGGCGGACCTTCTCAAAACCGGATCGGATGGACGGAAGCGCCTGTCCGATGACCTCTTTGTTGGGCTGGATGATGACCCTGAGACCGTGGGAGTTACCGTCTATTCTCCTGAGCTTCGTGTTCAGAGTTTCTTGGATAAAAAGATGGATTCCCTCCGTAGTGCGGAAAGCCTGATGGGCTTGAAGCGGGGCCTCCTTTCCAACGTTGAAACCGTGCAGAAAACGGCAACGCAGATCACCGACAGCGCTGGCAGCTATAACCTCACCATTATCGGTTTCCAGCGTATGTGGGAGGATGCCGTCCGAGAGGCCATCCGGGTTTGTGAAATTCTTGGGAGACTCTACAAGGTATTCTCCGGGAGTATTGACCAGGAGAAGGACATCACCATTTCTTGGGGCAACGGCGTCCTCTACGACGAGGACAAGACCTGGGAGGAATACAAGTCCATGGCGGCCGCCGGTATGCTGAAAACAGAGATTGCCCTGGGTTGGTATTTCGACCTCCCGACGGAGACGGAGGCGGACTTGGCGTATATCCGGAAGCGCTACATGCCGGAGCAAGACGCCCCGGTAGATGAGTAATGCTCCGGGCGGACGAGATCGACGCCCTGCGGGGCGCCGCCGAGGAGTTGACGGCTCCCATCGTGGACTATCTGATTCAGGACCTTGCCAAGCGAGTGGCCAAAGCTGGGCAGCTTACGGCCACGGCGCAGTATGAGACCTGGAAGCTCCAGGAGCTTGGCCTATCCCAGCGGGAGATCAAGAAGCAGCTCAAAAAGCTGCTGAAGGTTTCCAATCGGGAACTCCGGCAGATGCTGACCCAGAGCGCTGAGGCGGGCTACAGCTACGACCTTCGGAGTCTGCCGCAGGTGCAGGCCGTCCCGTTCCATCAAAACGAGGCGGTCCAGCAGGTCGTGGCGGCAGCCGTGCAGCTGGCGGAGAACGACCTGAGCAACATCACCCAGACGCTCGGCATGGTGGACCCATACGGCCGGGCGCTCCCGCTGAGGGATGCCTACCGGAGCTGTATGGACTTCGCCTTCATGCAGGTTTCTACCGGAGCGGCGGATTACAATACCGCCATCCGGCAGGCCACCAAAAACCTGGCGGACCGGGGCGTTCGCTGGATCGACTATGAATCCGGCGTGCATACGAGTATGGAGGCCGCCGTCCGGCGCAACGTTATGGGCGGGCTTGGCCTGATGCAGGAGCAGATATCCCAGAGGACCCACGATGATCTAGGTGCCGACGGCTGGGAGATCGACGCCCACAACAACAGCGCCCCGGACCATGAACCCATCCAGGGGAAGCAGTACCCGGACGCTGAGTATCAAGCGCTGAACAACAGCCTTGTGCGGCGCATTGGGACCCTCAACTGCGGCCATTCCGCCCATCCCATCATCCTGGGCGTGAGCATTCCGCAGTACAGCCCGGAAGAGCTGGAGCGGATGCGCCAGAAGAATGAGGAGGGTGTCACCTATCAGGGTAAGCACTACACCGGCTACGAAGCCACCCAGCGGCAGCGGCGGCTGGAAGCCTCCATCCGGCGGCAAAAGCGGCGTATCCTGGTGGACGAAGCCGCCGGGGATGCGAAGAAGCTGCAAACGGACCAGATCAAGCTCCAAATCCTCCGGCAGGAGTACTCCCGATTCTCCAAGGCCGCCGGCCTTCGGACCCAGCTAGAGCGAGCGGAGGTCGCCAAGTTCGGGTGGAAGCAGGCTGGGGATGCGGATAAAGCGGCGAAAGATTATTATGCGGAATGGTCTAAATCTGTGGGAGTAAATAGTTCCATAAAAACTCTTGCGGAATACTACGACGTGAAGTATAATGACCCTCCTCGGTATGAACTGCTGAAGCGTTACGCCGCAGACGTGAAGGATGGCTGGATATCTCCTCTGGTAAGGTTTGGCGGCTACGAAGCGCTATACAACAGGGTTCAAAACGAACTCGTTGGACGTGTGACTGGCGGGGGAACGTTGATAACGGGCCAGTCGCAACACTTCATGCAGCGGGTCGTAGGCACCATGTTTGACCCTGGCCATGAAGGGGTTAGGCGGTCCGGCGTCGAGATTGAATCCATCAAAAGCGCCATTTTCTCTCCGACCCGTATTGATGCACCGAGAGTGTCCAAGGCTGGGATAAGAAGCGTGAGATATATCGGGAAATCTTGCGTGGTAACGATTAACCCAGATACAGGGATCCTGATTCAAACCAATCCGAGAAAGGAGTAGGCCATGCTTAGTATGACGGACGAGACCAGAGCATTTCTGGCAGAGCGTTGTTCTGATATCCCGCAGGATAGAGAACACTTGAATGACCTGCTGGACTTTCTTGATGCGCTGATGCTCGACAGCTTGACCGCTGATGGTGGGCCGACCGCTGAGACACGTCCCATCGAGCGAGCGTATGACGATTTGTATTACAGCAACAGCTAAAACTCAATGATTGAAGCAGCCGAAGGGCTGCTTTTTTCATACCCATTTGGCCTATCCGTGGGCCTAAAAGGACGGAGCGGCAGGAGCTGGCGACCTCCTAAAACGCCTAGCCGAAAGAGGAGAAACCATGAAAACCGAATTTCTGCAGAATTTCAAGGTGGGCGACCAGGCCCTCCCCAAGGAGATCATCGACGAAATCCTCGCCGAGAACGGCCGTGACATCGAAGCGGCGAAGAAGCCCTTTGTGGACTACCAGTCCATCAAGGAGCAACTGGAGGAGGCCAAGAAGGCCCTGAAGGCGTTTGAAGGGGTGGACGCATCCCAGCTCCAAGCGAAGATCAAGGAACTCCAGGGGCAGCTCACCAGCAAGGACAAGGAGTGGCAGGAGAAGCTGGACGGCATGGCGTTTGAGGGCAAGCTCAAGGACGCTATCACCGCCGCCAAGGGCCGCAGCGCCAAGGCGATCTCCGCCCTGCTGGACATGGACGCCCTCCGCAAGTCCAGCAACCAGGACACCGACATCAAGGCGGCCCTGGAAGCGCTGAAGAAGGACAGCAGGTATCTCTTCGATGAGGGAGACCCCACGCCTCCTTATGCGCCCGGAACCGGGAAATCCAATATTTCCGGTAAGTACAGCAAGGAAGAGGCGGCCATTCGAGCGGCCGCCGGTCTCAAAATCGACTGAAAAGGAGAAATGAACTATGCCTAATGCGATCACCCTGGCACAGCAGTTTGTGCCCATTCTGGATGAGGTCTATAAGAACGCATCCCTGACCGCCGACCTGGACGGTGCTGCGGAGCTGATGCGGGAAGGCGCCAACGCCAATGAGCTCATCATCCCTAAGCTGGATATGCAGGGCCTTGGCGACTACTCCCGCAACAGCGGCTATGTGGACGGCGATGTGACCCTGACCAACGAGACGGTCAAGTGCAATTTTGACCGTGGCCGCATGTTCACCGTGGACTATATGGATAACCTGGAGACCGCCGGCATCGCCTTTGGCCGCCTGGCGGGTGAGTTTATCCGGACGAAGGTGGTTCCCGAGGAGGATGCCTTCCGCTTCGCCTCCTATGCTGGCGTCCCCGGTATCTCTACCGCTGACGCTGCGGCACTGACTACCGGCGCTGCCGTTATCGAAGCTCTGCGTGCCGCCGTCAACAAGATGGATGAGGATGAGGTCCCCGCAGATCAGCGCTACCTCTACATCACCCCCACTCTGCTTGGCATGACCAAGGACCTGGATCTCACGAAGTCCAAGGAGGTCCTGGAGGGCTTCGCCAAGGTAGTGAAGGTGCCCCAGAACCGCTTCTATACCGCCATTGCCCAGCGGTCCGGCAAGGCTGGCGAAGAGGCTGGCGGTTACACCAAGGCGGCGGCTGTGTATCAGCTGACCGATGATACCACCGCTGCTTCCGGCAAGACCTACTATGAGAAGAGTGGCACCTCCTACACTGCGAAGACCCCTACCTCTAACCCCAAGACCGAGGGCCTCTACGAGCTGGTTTCCGGTGCGGCCAAGAAGATCAACTTCATGATCGTTCACAAGTCTGCCATCATCCAGTTCACCAAGCATGTCGCACCTAAGATCATCGAGCCCTCCGTCAACCAGACCGCAGACGCCTACAAGTTCGGTTATCGCAAGGTCGGCATTGCCGATGCCTACGAGAACAAGGTGGCTGGCATCTATCTCCACAAGGCGGCGGACTAAGGCCATGCGCATCATTGGCCTTGTGGAGCCGGTGGAAGCTCCTACTTCACCGGATGTGAAGAAGTTCACCTGCCCCGTCTGTGGTGAGGACTTCGCCACGAAGCGAAAGCTGACGGAGCATAGGAAAGCGTCCCACCCTGGGACGCCGCAGGAGTAGGAGGTGCTGACCGTGCCGGATTTTCTCTATTACCAGACTACGTACATGGGGACCATCCAGGACGAGGCGGAGTTCAACCGCTGCGCCGCCCGGGCGAGGGACCAACTCGCCCGGTACCGGCGCATCTACACCGTGACGGCCCCGGATGAGGACGCCGAGAAAATGGCCATCTGCGCCATGGCGGATGCCGTAGCCTGGTATGAGGGGGCCCGTGACGGCACCGGCGGCCCGGTGGCGTCCGTCAGCGTCGGCAGCGTGTCTGAGACCTACAGCGGCGGCTCCGGCAGCCTGGACTTCTCCCAGGCGGCGCAGGGCCGTGAAATGTACCGCCGGGCGTGCCTGTACCTGGATATCTATCGGGGGGTGGGCGGATGCTGAGCTATCGGCTCTGCGACCAGACCGTGACGGTGTACCACTGGGACGGCGGCACGGGCTACACCCGGAAGGTCATCAACCGGGCTTTCCTGGACCACAAGAAGACCCAGAACGTAGATAAGACCGGCAGCAGCGAGGTGAACTCGTTTCTGCTGGTCCTCCCCGGGCCTGTGGTGCAGGTGGCTGTGGGGGATAAGGTCGTGGCCGGGGAAGGCCCGGAGATCACGGGCCGGGAGGACTGGGCGGCGCTCATCCCCTCCAAGGTCCCCGGCCTCGTGGTGGTGAAGTATGTCGACCCGAAGTATTACCACGGGACAATCGTGCATACGGAGGCGGGCGGATGAGGGTGATCGTGAAGTGCAAGAGCGCCTCGCAGATCATCCGGGCTCACGGCCTGGACCGCAACGGCGACGTACAGCGGGCATGGACCAGCATCGTCGACCGAAGAATCTCTCGCTTTATGCCGTATCGCTCCGGCGCTCTTTCCAGCAAGCTGAAGTATATCTCCGGTCCTGCGGAGATCACCGTGAGGGCCCCCTACGCCAAGTACCAGTACTACGGCAAGGTGATGGTCGACCCCAACATCAACGCCGCCGGTTTCCTCACCAAGGACGGCACCTGGCGGAGCCGCAAGGGAGCGGCAAAGGTCCTCACGGACCGGAATCTGACCTATGACACCAGCAAGAACGCCGATGCTGGCCCCTACTGGGACCGTCGCCTGGTGGCCGCTGAGGGCGATGCCATGGCGCAAGAGATCAGGGAGTATATCCGCCGAAGGGAGGCGCTTAAATGACGGCGCTCGAGAAAATCCGAGAGTGGATCAAGACCTATCCCGGCTGCAGCCAGCTTCAGGAACTGTCCGTGGACTATACGGATGAAGTTCCCGCCAACGGCGGCGTCAACCCGGCGGGGCTGATGGAAGTCACCCGCAAGCGGGATATCCTTGGCAATGTGACCGTCATAAACCAGTACAGCTTCACGCTGTACTTCGTTTTTGCCAAAGCTCCCGGCGACGATGTGGGCGCCGAGGAAAACGCACAATGGCTGATGGATTTCCAGGATTGGGTGCAGAGCCAGTCCATCACCGGGAAGGCCCCCGTCTTCGGAGATTCCCCCTGGCGGGAGACCATCAAGGCCCAGAACGGCAGCCTCTTCGCAGCGGACAGCGAGGGGACTGCCGTTTACTCTGCCCAGTTGTCCGTGCAGTTTATCAAGAGATACGAGGTGAATTAAATGGCTGAGAAGTATTCCATCGCCGGCAACACCGGCGAATCTCCGCTTCGTGAACAGATCGTGACCTATCTCAACACGACCTCTTCGGCGCAGCCTGTGTGGTCGCCTATGGGGAGAACGGTCGAGGACAGCTCCATCGACGCCGACTATTCCGAGGACAGCAAGACCGACATTTTCGGCACGGTGTGGAACAGCGCAAAGAAGCCGAAGAGGGAGCAGGAGTTCTCCGACTCGAACCTGCTTGCCGGTGATGCCGTGATGAATCGGGTGCTGGACCTCTGCATTGTCCAGCAGAATATGGCGGAGCTCCAGAACCAGGACTGTCTCGTCGTGTACCTGTTTCTGCAGGACAGCAGCGGGAAGGCCTTTGCGGAGCGGTATCCGAACAGTACCGTCCTGATGACCTCTATCGGCGGCCCTGGCGGCGAGAAGGCGGTAACCGGCATCAAGGTTTCCTATGGCGGAGAACGTGTTACCGGCACGTTCGATAAGACCACGAAGACCTTCACGGCGGACACCTAACGACAGCGGGGCGGGCTCTGCCCGCCCCATCATCTTGGAAGGAGGAGACCATGGAACTCAATTTTGCCAACGGCGTACAGAGCTACACCGTCAACGGCGTGGAAGACGCTCTCCGGCTCAACCCAACGGATGCGGAGATGCTGCAAAAGATTTATCTTGCCATGAAGGACCTGGAGGGCAAACAGAAGGAACGTGCCAAAGTCGGAAAGAGGTCCGAAGACATTGAGGAAACATTTTCCCTCCTCCACGCCCTGGATCAGGAGATGCGTGGCGTGTTGGACATCCTTTTTGGAATTGGCGTCTGCGAAAAAATCTTTGGGGAAATGAGCCTGTACGCCTCGGCGGACGGCCTTCCCGTGTGGGAGAACTTCATCCTGGCCGTGATCGATCTGTTTGACGATTCCGTGAAGCGGGAGGCGGCGCTCTCCGACAAGCGCATCCAGAAGCACGTCCAGAAGTACCACAGATGAATTACTCCCTGCCGACAGAGGTCGAGATCGGAGGGAGCAGCTATCCCATCCGATCCGATTACCGGGCTATCCTGAATATCTTCGAGGTCTTCGGCGACCCGGACTTGGACAATGACCGGAAGGCGCTGGCGGCGCTGGACATCTTCTACCCGGATTTCCTGACGATCCCCGGGGAACAGCTGCGGGAAGCGGCGGAGAAGATGCTATGGTTTATCAACTGCGGGGACGAGGGAGACAACCGCAAGCGCCCTAAGCTGATGGATTGGGAGCAGGATTTCCAGTACATCGCCGCCCCTATCAATCGGGTGGTGGGGCAGGAGATCAGGTCCATGCCCTATCTCCACTGGTGGACCTTCATCTCCGCCTACTACGAGATCGGAGACTGCTTCTTTGCTCAGATTGTCCGGATTCGCTCCCTACGGGCGAAGGGCAAGAGGCTGGAGAAGGCTGACCAGGAATTTTACCGAGAAAATAAGCGCCTTGTGGATATCAAGGAGAAATATTCCGAGGCGGAAAATACACAGCTGCAAGAGTGGATTTGAGGTGACACGATGGCCGATGGCGAAGTGATTTTCAGCACGGAGCTGGACAACAAGGCGCTCTACCGGGACCTGAACAAGGCGGTGAAGGATATCGACCGGCTTGACGGAAAAATCTCCAAGCTGGGCGCTCAGAAGATCCCGTTGGAGGAAAAACTCCAGCGAATCACGGGAGAGCTGGATGAGGCCAAAGCGGCGCTTGCGGACATGCGGGCGGCTCCGAAGGGCACCTATGAAAAGGTCGATATCGCAGACCAGGCGACCCGTGTCCGGCTGCTGCAGGCGGAGTTTACCAAGACCGCAAACAGCGTTGACAATATCGGGAATCAGCTTCGAGCGGCGGAATCCGACCTGGATGGAGCAAAGAAGAAGGCGGGGGAGGTCAGCGACCGAATCCGGGAGGCGGAAGCGAATACCAGCCGCTTTGGCGATGCCACGGAAACGGCAGGGATTCGGATGCAGAAGCTCGTAACCCGTGTGGAGAAGCTGGCGAAGCGGGTTTTTATCTTCTCCATGATCACCGCCGCTCTGCGGAGCGTCCGGACTTGGCTGGTGGAGATCGTGAAGAGCGACCAGGAGGCCTCCGCCGCAATGGCGCAGCTCAAGGGTGCGCTGCTCACCCTGGCGCAGCCCCTTGTGCAGGTCCTTGTCCCAGCGTTTACCCTGCTTGTCCGGGTTATCGCCGCCGTCGTGACGCAGATCGCCCGCCTTGTGGCGGCCATCTCCGGGAAAAGCCTTTCCAGTACGGCGGCGTCGGCGAAGGCGCTGAACGCCCAGACGAAGGCCCTGAAGGGGACCGGAAAGGCGGCAAAGGACGCCGGAAAGTCTCTTGCAGCCTTCGACGAGATCAACCAACTTTCCTCCAATTCTTCCGGCAGCGGAGGCGGCGCTTCTGCGGACACCATTGCGCCGGACTTCTCCTTCATGGATGAGGTAGACGCCCGCCTCCGGAAAATCGCCGATGCGGTCATCCTCATCGGGGGTGGGCTTGCCGCCTGGAAGCTGTCTTCGCTTCTTCCCGGGACGCTCGGGGCCGTGGCGGAGAAGCTGGCCGGGATCGCCCTTACCGTGGGCGGCCTCATCCTCCTGTGGGACGGACTTTCCGACGCCTGGAACAACGGCGTAGACTGGGGAAATCTCATCGAGATCCTTGGTGGCGCCGCAGCGGCGGCGCTGGGCCTCTACCTGACCTTCAAGGAGGTCGGCGCAGGCATCGGGCTTATCGTTGCCGGAGCCGCTATGGTGGTCACGGCGTTCCAGGACATCGACCAAAACGGCCTGAATCTCAAAAACACGCTCCTGATGATCGCCGGTATCGTCAGCACCGGTCTTGGCTTCTGGTTCTTGACCGGGAAGGTGTTCCCGCTGGTGGTTGCGGGCATTGCCGCCATTCTCTTCGCCATCACGACCCTTGCGGGCAACGGGGAACAGCTGATCGGAAACCTCAAGCAGGCGTTTTCCGGTCTTGTGACCTTCCTGGACGGCCTTATCAACCTGGACATTGACAAGATGCTTTCCGGGCTGAAAGGCATGGTCAGCGGGGCGCTGAACACGGTGCTTACTATCGTTGGCAGCGTCATTAACCTCATCATCCGGGGCCTCAACTGGCTCATCGAGAAGATCAACAGTATCTCCTTTGACATGCCGGACTGGGTGCCCGGCGTCGGCGGAAAAAGCTGGGGGCCAAACATCCCTCTCGTGAAGGAGTGGCAGATCCCGCAGCTGGCCCAGGGTGCCGTCATTCCTCCCAACCGGGAGTTCCTGGCCGTGCTGGGTGACCAGCGGAGCGGTACGAACATCGAAACGCCGCTGGCGACGATGGTCCAGGCATTCAAGCAGGCCCTTGCGGAAAGCGGCTATAGCGGCAGCAGCGAGGCGGTCCTCGTCCTCGACCGTGATGTTCTGGGTCGGGTGGTGTACCAGCTCAACAAGGCCGAAGGAAACCGCATCGGCGTGAGCCTTACGGGGGTGTGATATGGGGTATATCAAGCTCAACGGCCGCAGCTTCGACGCTGACGTTGCTATCTCCAAGTACAACCGCAATTTCAATGTCCTGGACGGCGACAATGCGGGCCGTGCCATGACGGGCCGGATGATCCGGGACATCATCGGTACCTACCTGGGGCACAAGATCACCGTCTTCCGCCGTGGCAACAACTACGCTGGCCTGGACGAGTTCTGGGACTACCTGTACCTGCACAGCGTGGACGATTCCGTCCTCCTAGAGGCCGCTGACGGGCAGACCTCCATCGCCTACGAGGCGTACTACACCAGCGCAACACAGGACCTGGAAAAGGTGGAGAATGGGGCCAATTACTGGGGAGAGATCGAGGTCAACTTCATTCCGATGGAAGCGCAGGTAAGACCGTGAGCAAGACGATCATCTGTTACAAGGATGTCGCCATCGGCGCAGAAGATGATGCAATTGTCGAGACTTCCGGGGCTGATGCCGCCTCCGAGGCAGGTGAGCTGCTGGCGGGAATTACGCCTCAGCCGATTCTGACCTGCGAGCCCAATGGCTGGCCGCTGGACGGCAAACGGTGGCCGAAGGATACGCAGCGCATCGCCCTGTGGTCTTCGGGGCAGTCTGGGGCGGACGGCGTGTTTTCGTCTCCTCCGGGCATCCAGATCTCTTTCCACCAGCAGTACTCATCGATGGGAATCATGCTGCTATTTGATACCGCCGGCGGCGAATGGTGCAGTGAGGTCAGTATCCAGTGGGTCCAGGGCGGTGTGACAAAGGCAACCAAGACGTTTTACCCCGACCAGAGTACCTATTTCTGCGAAAATGCTGTAGAAGCATTTGACGGCGTACAAATCGATTTGAAGAAGACCAACCTCCCATACCACTACGCCAAACTGGAGCGCATCCTTTTTGGCGTCTGGCGGTATTTCGACGCGGAGGAATTCCGCAGCGCTTCCATCGTGGAAGAAACGGACCTCCTGTCGGCGAAGCTGGCGGCGTCCACGTTCCGCTGGACACTGGACAGCAAGAAAGACGCTGAGTATATGTTCCAGCTCAAACAGCCGATGGAGGTCCGCAATGATGGTGACCTTGTAGGTGTATTTTACATCGACAGTTCCAGCCGCCGGGGGGCAAGGCTTTACGACATTGAATGCAAGGATGCAATCGGTGTCTTGGGAGATAGTCAGTTCCCCGGTGGCGTCTATTCCGGGAAATCCGCCAAGGCCATTTTGACGGAGATCCTGGGCGGCATTTTCGGCGCGGAATATTCCGGGGTAACAGACACCAATCTGACCGGGATTATTGCTCCTTGCACCCGGAAAGAGGCATTGCAGCAGCTGTTGTTTGCCTGGGGTGTCTGTGCCGCCACGGATGGCACCGAGAAGATCCGCATCTTTGCGCCGGCATCTACGCCCACAACGGTGGACGCAAATAGGGTGTACAGCGGGGTAGAGGTAAAAACGGCATCTATCGTGACTGAGGTCCGTGTTGTTGCACACACCTACACCGAAAGCGCCAACGGCAGCATCACTGTTGGCTCCAAGAAATACGCGGACGAGACCCAGACGTACAGCATCAAGAATCCGGGGGTCACGGCGACGGACAAGGAGAACGTGGTAGAAGTCACGGGTGCTACGCTGGTATCTCCGTCTATCGGACAGGCAGTGGCCCAGAGGGTATATAACTACTACGCGCGCCGGAATACCCACACTGCCAAAATCGTTTGGGCCGGAGAGAAGCTGGGAGACTGCGTGAAGATGCCAAATGCTTGGGATGGAACAAATACTGGCAACATCGTCAGGATGGAAATCGCCCTGTCCAACACGATTGCCGCACGGTGTGATAGTTTGGGGGAATAGCAGTGAGCGTAACGATCACCAACCTGGTGGGCAGCATCGGCAGCTTTGAGAGCGGGACGTGGAATCTGACAACAGCCGAAAAAGCCTATACCTATATTGCTACCGCGCGGGCGAAATACGGCTCTAATTCTCTCCAGATGAAGGGCGATACCTCCGTAATTGAGCGGACGTATACTCTGCGCAATTCCGGGGGAATTGTGAAGCCGACGTTGGACCCTACCCATAAGTACTATGTGCGGGTGGAGACCTACCAGGAGGAGGCCACTGGGTCCACGGACATCTACTGGCCTATTGCGGAGCCCTCGATGCTGGCCGGGCAGAGCGGCCCGGCGGGGCAATGGAATATCTGCTCCACTGTAGTAGACCGCAGCAGCTTTACTGCTGGATCATATGAGATGCGCATTGACTACAACAATGCGAACACCGCCGGGACCATGTGGTTTGATGGCTTGATGCTGGTGGATCTCACGGATGCCTTCGGCGCCGGGTACGAGCCACCGTCGGCTTGGTGCGACACCAATATCCCGTTCACAGATTCCACGGCAGATGTTCCAGAGCCAGTCCCAAAGGCTCCCACGGGGCTCATGGTTGCCGAAGAGAGCAAGGATGGCGTAACGCTGGCTTGGGATGCAGCAAAGTGGGCGGAAGGGTACAAGGTGTACCAGAATGGAACACTCCTGGCAACGGTGCCGGGCAGGACAACCGTTATGGTGCAGCCCACTGTATACGGGAGAGTTCTGCTGACCGTGTCTGCGTACAATGCCGCAGGAGAGAGCGCACAAAGCACGGCGGTTGCCGTGATAACGCGGATGTATCTCATCACGGACCGGACAGCGGCAGATCTCGCGCGGTGGCAGGAGCTCCATGCAAAGGGGTATAACGGGCTTACCGCAGCTGAAAAGATCGAATGGGCGCAGGCTGAAATGCGGGGCGCGTATAACGTCAGCGACCTGAACCGTGTCGGCAACGCCATTGTGTATCTCCGGGACCGAATCAATAACTACGGATATTCCGTCAATGTCACGCCCAAGACGGACTGGAAGATGGGGGATAAGCCGACGGCAACGCAGCTGCAGAAGTATTTGGCTGATCTGAGGATCATTCGCGGGGCGGTCGGCAATCTTGCGGAACTCCCGGCGGTCCCGGGAAGAATCTATCCCTCGGCCGCCGGCAAAGGTGATGGGCTGACTATCGAAAAAGCAAATGATATCGAGCGGATCCTGCAGGTGCTGGATGAAGCAATTACGAAAATGCTGACGTCCTGGTGGGGGTGCGGCGAGATTGGATGTGGTGAAGTATGAAAGACGGTGTAATCAAAGCAACCGGCAACAGCCGGTATCTGAAGTCGGTAGCAAATTTCCTCACTCTGTATCCGAACTATAAGGCGTTTGTCGCAGCTCTTGTGGAAGGAACCTTGCCTATTGACCTGAACGGGTTGAACGATGCCGGATGGGAGCAAAAACCTACCTATCTGAACAAGGCCAACCTGCTGGACGACACCACGGCCAGCAAGCTGGGGCTCACGGGGGACCCCACCGTCAACCAGGCCCTGGCGGGGATCCTGCGCAAGCCCATCCAGGCGACGCTGACGGTCTCCGGATGGACGGCTGTCACCGGCGGGTACACCCAGAGCGTGGCGGTGGCGGGCCTCCTCACCACGGATGACACCCGGACACGGGTAGACCCGGTGCGCAGTGAGAGCGGGTCCCAGGCCAACGACGAGGCGTTTTCGTGCCTGCAGGAGCCGGGGGCCTACGTCGGGTGCAGACAAAACGGCTATCTCTACTGCAGGGTCGTCAACAAGCCCACTGCGGCCATCAAGCTGCAGGTGACCATCGGGAGGTGAGGAGATGGGACAGCTCAGTGTGGGCGGCGTGTCCGCCCAGTTCCGCCCGGTACTGGCGCTTCTGACGGAGAGCGGCACCTATACCGTCCCCTATGCCGGATGGTACCGCATTACCGCCATCGGGCATGGCGCCGGCGGATACGGAGATGATTCCGCTCCGCTCTCCACCCCTGCTCCCGGAGGTGCAGGCGGCGGCGGATATCTGGACAAGTATCTCCCGGCGGGAGCGGTGCTGACGGCTACCATTTCCGATATGGCCAGCACACTCTCTTACGGCGGGAGCGCTTTGATCTCCGCCGCCAGAGGCAGCGGCAAGACGGCGGGGTCCGTTACCGGCTCTGGCGTGGTGGCATTTCCTAGCAACGGGACCGACACTCCGGACGTCACGCCGCCGGACGGCATCTATGACGCCAGTCTCCGCTCCGTCGGCGGAGCGGCAGGCCTGCGGAACGACGAGGCGGTAAGTGCAGCCGGAGGGGCGGGCCTCTTCGGCGGGGACGGAGGCGATGGCGGATATGCGCTGTCCGAGTCCGGCGACACACATACCAGCAACGGCAGGACCGGCAGCCGCGGGGGC